AAATAATGTCTTTATATAGAAACATTGCTAAAAAGAGAGCTAGAATTAAAGCTGGTTCTGGTGAGAAAATGCGTAAGAAGAACGCAAAAGGCGCACCTTCTGATAAAGACTTTAAAGATGCAGCAAAGACAGCTAAGAAGCGTCCTAAGAAGAAAAAATCTAAAAAGAAGGGTAAGAAGTAATGGCTGAAGAGAAAGAATTAACTCACGCTCAAAAAATAGATAGGCATTTTAAAATAATTGGTAAGCCCAATCCTTTTGCTGCTGCTCATAGTGGTACGCCAGAACAACGCAAGGGCGGTCTTGGTTCTAACAAGGGCGCAGCTAGATATGAGCGCACTTCTGCTGAAGATAGGGCGGCAGCTAATTCTGATGGTAGGTATGGTTATTTTGATGAAGTAAACAAGCGTTACGTTCCTGCTTTATTTGATGCTATGGATGGCGGTGGTTTTGACACTCGCGGTGATACTTTTAAGGGTGGTATTTTTAGCGGTATGCTTAATGATATGGGCGTAAAGCCATATGGTTCTGAGATGGAGCGTGCTATGGTTAGCCCTAATACGTCACCTATTGTTCAGGCTGTAAACGCTGTTCCTCAAGGAATAACTAATGAGCAGCGCACAAGTGCAGCTATGGCAGAAGAGGCTAGGCAAAGAGGTTTATCTCAAGATTTAATGAATGATCCTAGACTTGGTATGACCCAAAATTCACCCATAACTATGGGTATAGATAACAATCAAGCGTATGCTATGCGAAGAGATCAGCTTTCTCAAGCTGCACAAGCAGAACAGGTTAGAATGGCTGCTATAGTAGATGAGGCTAGAGGTTTAGCTGCTAGGTCTGGTTTAAATTTTGATACAATGCCGCAAGAAAGGCAGGCAGAGTTTGTAAATGCTGTTAAGTTTGGCGTAGGTGGGCCTACTAGCGGTAGATTTTAATGCCACGAAAAGCTGAAAAGGCCATACGCAAAACGACTAAAGGTAAAGGGCGAAACTATCGAACAGTAAAAGAGGGTGCTGGCATGACCGCAAAAGGTGTTGCCGCACATAGAAGAAAAAATCCAAAGTCGAAATTAAAAACGGCGGTAACAAAAAAGAAAAACTTAACTGCAAAAGACAAGGCTCGTAAGAAGTCATTTTGTGCTAGGTCTAGAGGTTGGACAGGTGAACGTGGCAAAGCTGCTCGTAGAAGATGGAATTGTTAAATGGCTTTAACTAATTATACCGAACTAAAAGCTAGTATAGCTGATTTTCTAAACAGAGATGATTTAACATCAGTTATACCTGATTTTATTACACTTGCTGAAACTGTTATGAATAGAGAGGTTAGGCATTGGCGTATGGAAAAGCGTGCTACTGCTGTTCTCGACTCTCAGTATACTGCACTGCCTACTGATTTTTTAGAGCCTATTCGTATGTCTTTAAACACTGCGAATACAAACACTTTAGAAATGGTTAATGCTTTTCAAATATCTAATTTAAGGGCGCAAAACCTTAATACAAGCGGTAGGCCAGTAAACTTTGCTATACTAGATGGTAGTATTGAGGCATTTCCATCACCTGATGCTTCTTATACTTTAGAAATGCTTTATTATGAAACTATTGATCCATTAAATGCACAAACTGCAACAAACTGGGTTTTAACTAATTACCCAGATGCTTATCTTTATGGTTCTTTAGTTCACTCTGCGCCATATTTGCAAGAAGATACTCGTGCAAACACATGGGCGGCATTGTATCAAAAGGCAATTAATGATATTAATTTAGAAAGTGAACGGTCAAAAACTAGCGGCTCTGGTCGCAGAATGAAGATAAGGAGTTACTAATGGCAAGTATAGCAGACAGGGTGCTTGATAACGGATTGACGGTTTTAGATACAGAAGCCTCAAGATTTGACATATGCAGTCAAGAACCAACAACATATGCACAAGCAACATCTACATATACGCTAGGCAACACAACCAGTATTAGTATTGGTGCGCCTGCGGATCGAACAGGTGGCGGTAGAAAAGTCACTTTGGCGGCAATCAATGATGCTTCTGTAACAGGCACAGGAACAGCAACACATTTTGCAATAACAGATGTTTCAAATAGTAGGCTGTTAGTAACAGGCGCGTTAAACGCTTCTCAGTCAGTAAACAGTGGCAACCAGTTTGATATATCTGCGTTAGATATAGGCATACCAGATCCGAGCTAGTAGATGGTAAAAGTAGCAGACAGAGTAAAGGTCACAACGACTACGACAGGCACAGGCACAATTACGCTTGGCTCTGCTGTAACTGGTTTTAGGACTTTTGCTAATGGCGGTATAAGCAATGGTGATAGTGTGCGTTACGTTATCGAGAGCGGTAACGACTACGAGATAGGCACTGGCACATATACGCATTCTGGCACAACTCTAAGCAGAACTTTAACATCTAGTTCAACTGGTTCTTTATTAAATCTTTCTGGTACATCAACGGTTTTTATTACTTTGGCGGCGGCTGACTTTGATGCTCGTGCGGCAGTTCCAGTAGCTATGGCGATTGCGTTAGGATAGAATATGGCAAACACGTTTAAAAGAAAACTAAGCAGAAATATCGGCACATCTGCAACGGCTATAGGCAGTTACACAGTGGCGGCTTCTACGCAAACAACTGTCATAGGGCTAACTTGTTCTAACAGTACAGCTACAGCGATAACGGTAGATGTATCTCTAAATGATGGGTCTAATGATCACTTCATGGTTAAGACTGCAACGGTTCCTAGCGGTGGTTCTTTAGTTGTTGTTGGTGGTGATCAAAAGGTTGTTTTAGAGACAGGCGATAGCGTCAAGGTTACATCGAGTGCGGCTAGTAGTTGCGATGCGATTATGAGTATATTGGAGATTACCTAATGGGTAAGTCACATGACCTAGCAACTATGGCATCTGATGGGTTTACTTTTGCAGGTGCGCTAACTCTTTCTGGTGGTGCTTACATTGGCGGCACTGGTGCGGTTAATCATTTGGATCAGTATTTAGAAGGTACTTGGACGCCAAAAATGGGAGATAACAGTACAACTATGAGTACGGTACGCAACGCATCTTTTATAAAAATAGGAAAACTTGTTACTATTTCTGTTGATGTAACGTGTCCGTCTTACAGCGGTGCTTCGAATAATTTTATGTATGGGCTTCCCTTTGCAGGGGCTTACGCTAGTTCTGGAAATGGTGGAGGTGCTGTAGGCTATACAGTAACCGCAAATGTTGTTCCAACGGTACACGTTACAGGTAATACAAACTCTCTTTATTTTATGAAAATGGGTACAGGTACAGCAGGAGAGGCTTTGTCGATTTCAGGCATGAGATTAATTTTTGGCTTGACTTACGAAACAACCTAACAAAGCCAACGGAGATAAACAAATGGCATACATAGGGCAGACACTAACAGAGGGAACACGTAGAGTTTACACGTATACCTCACAAGCATCCCAAAGCACGTTCAATGCGGTATATGAAGTGGGTGCGGTTGATGTCCATCAGAACGGAATTTTGCTACAGCCTGCGGATTACACCGCTTCAACAGGAACAACTATTGTTCTAGGCACTGCGGCGGCATTAAATGATGAAATTACTATAACTTGCCACAATACCTTTAGCGTTGCTGATGCCCCTACTCTTTCGCAAGGTGGCACGTTTCAAAGCAGCATTAGAGCGCCAATATACGACACAACGCAGAACACTATGAAAACTGCTTTGTTTCAGACAAATGATCAAACAATGTCCACAGACACAACCATAGCAAGCACTGAAAATGCTAGTTGTAATGGGCCTCTAAGCATTGCGTCTAATATAACGCTGACAGTTAATGGGAACTTGACAATCATATGAGTACACTTCACGTAGAAAACCTAAAAGGTCTTAGTAGTGGCGGTAACGCCAATAAGATTATCGTACCTAGTGGTCAGGAACTTCATGCGTCTGGTCATGTTATTCAAATGCAAACAGCCCAACTACAAGGGGGCAGTGGTTCTTCTTCATCAACATCTTATGTAGACACTGGACTATCAGTAAACATTACACCAAAATTTGCAACGTCTAAAATACTCGTATTTACAAACCAATCAGTAGGGGCTACGAAACATTCGACAACTTCTAATGCTCGAATTGACATAAAGTTATTTGAAACTGGGTCTGGAACAATAATTGCAGATGGACGTTACCTAGGAACAGATTACCAAACATCTGGCAATTTTAGCGTTTATCATAATCAGCATGGTGTTTTCCAATGTTCAAACACGAACCAACTTACATTTAAAAGTCAAGTAAGGCCGGCTGGCGGAAGTGAATCTGCTAATGCAGTTTTCTACGGTTGGTACACTGGTACAGACCACAACATTACTGCATTGGAGATAGCCCAATGAGCATCTTAAAGGTAGACACCATAAACGAAAAGACCAGTGGCAATGGGGTGGCTATTCCAGGTCATGTTGTTCAAACGGTTAGTTTTACAAAAACAGATACTTTTTCAACTACATCAACTTCCTATACAGACATAACTAATCTTTCATTAAATATAACACCATTAAATGCAAATAGTAAAATTTTGGTAAGAGCAAATCTTATGATAGGAGGTACAAATTATAATTCTTACATAAGGTTTGTTAGAGATAGTACAGCTATAGGAGTTGCTACAGGAACTGGTAACAGACCAGTAGCGTCAATATCATCATATGGTTACACATCTAATACATGGGAAACAAACCATGTAGCTATTGAGAATTTAGACAGCCCCAACACAACGTCTGCCTTAACTTATAAAGTTCAAATTTTTGTACAGACTAGCGGCACAGCTTACATTAATAGGTCTAATAGGGATACAAATGAAAGCACTAGAGATGGACGAGGTACTTCTACTTTAACCCTTATGGAGATAGCCCAATGAGTTCTATCTTAAAAGTTGATACGATACAGAACACTGGCGGTACTACTGGGTTAACTATAGATAGCAGTGGTGCAATTTTAAAACCTGTTCTTCCTTATGGTCAGTTTAGTGGTCCAAGCTCAACTACCACTGGCCCTAACATAATAACTTTTGCTGGAAATATTATAAGTGGCGGTGGAATGACAGCCGACAGTACAAACCATAGAATGATCG